TGTAGGGCAGGCCGTACTCTAATTACAAAGTCTTCGTCTCGTGCTTCCATTGGATTATCTATCATGTTCTATGTCTCCTTTTGTTAGTGGTAAATATACTTCATACATGGCCCTACAATCCTTATTTGGACAGGATAGATTGCTGTGTATCATATCTCCTAGTACCATGTCTTCTACGTCAATGTCTCCGCCCCATATAAGTTCAGTTCTACAGTGCCAACAGTCCATATTACTTCCTTTTAATTTTAGTACCGGTAAACGGTATAAGTTTAGGGTGATTAGTTTTGGTTCCTTTTTCTTTCAACCAATCCTCTGGAATAATTCTATCGTAATACAACAGGCCATTCTTATTACACCATTCTCCATACGTAGACTTTGCACCCTTACTTAACTTCCGTCTGCTATTCTCAAATACAAATCTGATGTCAAGCTTCGGGTGTTGTTTCTTTATTGCTATATGTTTCCGTCTGTCAGATGCGGTAAACATTCCTTTAGCTTCTATTATAATGCCATTCTTCAGTATAAAGTCCGGAGTATAGGTGCGGTAGGCTAGGTCTTCCCATTCAATCTTGATGCTCTCATAACCATACTTGTAGTTTAGTTCATCAAGGTATTTGGAAAGCTTTACTTCTAGCCCACTGCGATACCCATACTTACGTGCCCTACTGAACGCTTTATAGTTAGGCACTAGCTTGCTCCTCTTCTATCGAAATGTAAGGGACCATCTTTGGCTCCTTAGCTTTAGAAGGAATAGAGGGGCGTTCTTCAAGAGTAGGCCAACAACTAAATCTGTACGAACAAAATGTACAATTACTATTTAGTACAGTATTACCTGTAGGTGTTCCTCTAAAAGTCTCTGGCTCCGGTTCAAAGCACCGCTCAAACTTATTATCTTTAACAGTCTGCACAGTATCTTCTATCTTCGCTATCTCTTTATCCAAGTCCATGTTTGCCGCAGAGACATACTTGAATTGTCCATTAGCTTTATTGACAACCCACCAACCGCCTACACGTTTGCCGGATGCCTTGGCATACCCTGCTAATTGTGCTACGTAACCGAAGCCATCCTTGGCGGCAAGGGTTTCATAAGACTCAAACTTATTTTGGTATGACCAATTCGATGCAGACTTCACATCGTCAACAGCACCATTAACAACAATATCATATGTTCCATTAATAGTTGTGCCATCATCCAGAGTAAGAGTAACTTGCTCGTCATCCTCATATTGTACTCCTGCTTCTTTTAGTAGTCCTTTAAATACGGCTTCGACTATATCGCCAAGCATCATATTCATTATGAATGTAGTTGGAAACGGCAGTGCCTTTTCACTCTGGTTTTTCTCGAACCACAGTTGACAAGTGGGGCGACCCACGTTAGACATTCTCAGTCTGAAGTCGCCCCGTGTCTTACCGCTACCAAACTGTCGCTTAAGTGCATCAGATATGTCATCCGCCACCTGTTTAATGGTGGTGTCTGCCATAGTGGTCTTGCCTTTGACAGCATTTTCCATGTATTGATGCAAAGCTAGTTCAGCAGGATGGTTCATTATGCAACTCCTTCTTCAAGCTCAATGTCTACAATGCCATCGACAATCTCAATGTCATCTTCATCATCGTAGCTAGATGCTTTCTCTTGCCATGAATTAATGATGTACTCATTGTAGTTCTGAACCCATTGAAGGAAGTCAGTGAATAGTCCTTGCTCTTTCTGTGTAAGCTCAATAGTCTTAGTCACATCAAGGGCAACAACAGGAAGATAGTACACTGCTCCGGTAGGAATCGTGCGCTCTTCTGTAGTAGCAGAAATCATATGCTGTACAGGAAGACGTTGCATCTTAGCCAGTTGAGTAAACGCACTACCTACTGTCTTAAAGGCATCACGATTATCAACTTCCCATATGAATGGTGTTTCATCCAACGTAACTTCTTCACCGTTAGCATCGGTAGGATTAATCAGCTTTACTGTACCTAGTACTACACGTACACGTTTGATTTGCTTAATCAATTCCTGTGTCTTCTCAGGTAGAGATTTAAAATCGGCAATGTACCCTGCAGGTTTACCACAGTTAAAGCCACCATCGTTGTCTTTCAAATCTACATTTAATGTGTCTGCCATCACAGTTTTAACGAAGCGATTAGGCTCGTCATTCTGTCCTCTGACATACCGCTTATACATAAAGCGTTGTAGATATGGTCTGACTTCAATGGACTCAGCATAATATGTCGGCCCATCTGGTATCTCTAACTTATAAGTACCACCAGATACGACTTCCATCTTTACTTTCTTACCTTTAACTTCTGCGTTACCGGTAATAGGTGAATGATTAATACGTAGACGAGCAAGGTTACTGCTCTTCTTCTTATTAGTACCACCTTCGTTTGCTATGCCCATAGCCTTAGCCATTTCTGCATAGTTGTTTGTGTCAATTGTAGTTAATTCCATGAATTATACTCCTTCTTTCGAGTGTTTAAAGGTTATTAGTTTTAACATGCTACGTCTTTCGTGTCAAGCCAATTCGGTCCTATCTGTGCTTCTAATTCAAGAGGCACATTAAATGATATTCCCCATTGACTTTCGATTAGCTGTGTTAATTGTCTATTGGTTTCACCAATAATGTTTAGTACTTTCCTTTCTTCAGTTGGATGAACATCAAGAATGATGTCATCGTGTACAGTATTTACCACACATGATTGCATACCGTCAAGTAATTTCTCTATGTGTAGCAGTGCAATTGGTACAATATCTGCCGTAGCAAATGACTGCACCGGATAATTCTTTATCTGTGTGAAATGGGATACTCTACCTCGTGAGTTCCGTCTCACATCAGGAAAAGAAAACTCTCTGCCCGAAGGCGTAACTATCTTACCTGTGTTAATAGCTTCCTTGGCTAGCTTGCTGTGCCACTTAGCAATGCCCTGATACTTCTCAGTGAAGTGAGCATAGTAAGAAGCTTCAGCAGGCGTTCTACCGTAGCCTGTAGCTCCGTATAGTGGTGCAAAGGTATGTGCCTTAGCTTCCTGCCTGCTTGTAACTTGTCCTGCATCAGTAATAACTTTACTAGTGTAAGCATGTACATCAAATCCTGTTACCACTTCCTGTATAGCCACTTCATCTTGTGATAGATAAGCCGCTGTTCTAAACTCAAGTTGTCCAAAGTCAGCTTGCATTATCTTACCATCCGCAAACCTAGATACAAATACTTTCTTCACCGGAAACGTACCACCACGGGGCATGTTCTGCATGTTAGGGTCTGCACCGGACAGTCTACCTGTAGATGTACGATGCTGCAGTAAACGAACATGTAGTCTACCGTCTTGCTTAGTATGTGTAGCAATACCTTCCACAAAGGAAGATAGATAAGTATCAACGGCAGATAGCCTGCGAACTTTAATTAAGAAGTCATGTGCATCTGTTAAGTTCTTTGCACGTGCGGCTGTTTCTAGTAGCTCTATCTTCTGCTTGGATGTAGAGAAGCCATTTGCACTAGCCCACTTAGCATTAGGTGGACGAAACTTTAATCCTGCAACAACACTAGTATTTGTTAGTACATAGCCTTGGCTATCACAAGTCTTACAGTGATTAGGTTTAGCATACTTTGTACCATCCTTCTTAGTCTTCCATGTCTTACCTGTACCATTACATGTAGTACACTGCTTGGCTACAGTCTTATACATACGTTCCGTTCCGGTATTACACATGGTGCGAAACTCTTTGTCTGACATGAATGGGTCAAGACGTTCACCCCAAGAAGGCTTATCTATTACTTTCCTACTGTATATAACCCTAGACAATTGCTCTGAGCTATTCAGATTAATAGGAGTATCACCCATCAATTCTCTGATGTGAATCTGCAATGCTTCCTGTAAGTCTTGGCGTTCTTGCTCAAACTCTTTTCTCACTTCATCAAGCTTAGTACTATCCACCGTAAAGCCTCGCTGATATATACGAGCAAGCGACACACACAATTTATTTGTAAGGTCTACTGTACTCATAAGCCCTGAGTTAGCATCGCTAAGTAATCTTGCTTGGATGTTGTCATACAATTGTTGTGTAGCATGTAAGTCAGCAGACAGATACTCAGACAATTCATC